ACTGTAGCATTATTGACACACATCTTGCGCATCTACGGAATCGGAATACCACTCCCACCATCCGACTTGATAGGGGGTTTAAGGGTTTAGGGGGATGGGAAGGAGGTTAGGGTCCCCTAATCCAATATATGCCCTTCCCAGTGATTTCAATCACTTGCCTTTACGGGGTGTCGCGAAATGCCGGGAAAACACTTTTGCCTAGAGGGGGCCCCATGGGATCCGGAGGGGCGTGCTACTGACCTGGCCGAGATAACGAGACGGGAAAATAGTTAGGGGACGCTTAATTCCTTGACATCCATAAATAGTGTGATATATTGCGGTCATGGTGACACGACTGCGATGTGCGAAGTGTGACGAGCTGGTGTGGGACGCGGATACGATGTCGGGAACGGCGACGAACGCGTGCCTGGAACACAGGAACCAGTGCGCGGGACCGGTGATGGTGAAACGGGATGTGTACGTGAAGGAAGAGGAGCCTGAGGAGAGCGGAGGGGTACCTGTATGATGAATAGGGCGGCGGAGGCATATCCTGGGGTGGGTAAAAAGGCGGGAGGGGCTAAAAAGGCCCTTTCCGGCAAAATAGGGGGTCCCCGGAAAAAGGCGAAGGGGGTCCCGGAAAAAAAATCGGAGGCGGGTGTGCCGGCGGTAATTGAGGTTGTCGGTACAGTTATGCCGGTGGAGATAACGTCGGAGCTCTTGGATAAGATCTGTTATCACATTGCGACGGAGGATGACGGGGCGAAGGCGACGGCGGAGAAGTTCGGGACGACTGTCGGGAAGCTTATTTACTTTTTGACGAAGAAGGGGAACGAGGAGGCGATGGCGCGGTATCAGATGGCGAAGGTGGCGCAACTCGAACGGATCGGAGAGGAGATCATCGAGATGGCGGATACGGCGTCGAACGAGAACTTCAAGTTCATGCGGATAAAGATCGATGCGCGGCAGTGGGTGTTAAGTCGTTTGCTGCCGAAGTACTCGGATCAGAAGAACGTCAAAATGACACACTCGGTCGAGACGTATGAGGAGAGGCTGAGGCGGTTAAGGGGAAAGTGATGTCCCGGACGAGGCACCATGGGACGGTTAATAAAAAGCGGGAGTTCGGAGAGGACTGGCACTGGATGCGGCAGGAGCCAAAAGCATGGAGGCGCGAATATAAGCATGTGCCTAGGCGGGCGGAGTTGAAGCGGTCCATTGTGAAGTTCAAGCGCGGCGAGGAGACTGTCTGGCCGCTTGATAAAAAACCCTGGATATACTACTGGTGAGGTGAATATGAAGATACTGGGTCACGAGGTGCGTATAATCGAGATCGATCCAGGAATGATGGGTGGACACACAAGCGGGACAACGGCTATGGGGAGGTCGTCTATCGGGAAGGGGCAGATCGAACTGGATGCCGGATTGAAGGATGACGTAAAGGCGTCTACGTTGATGCATGAGATGGTTCATGTCATTGCGGATCATATGTACTTGAGGATGACGGAAGAGCAGGTGTCTGGTTTGGCGGTCGGGCTGTATGCCTGCATGAAGGACAACCCGCATATTTTTTGCCCCATAGCACGAGGGGAAGATCTAAAATTCATCGAAAGGCGGTAAACAACATGTCATACTCAGTGGTTCAGAAGTGCGGGTCCTGCGCGAAGGAACCGAGGTGTGCAGACGGGTATGTGATTCGAGGTGCAGTTCAAGGCATCATTCACCCGATGCCGGCGCCGTGGTCTCCCCCGGGGATTCACCTGGGCGGCGGAACGGTTACCCATGAATGCGTGAATTTTGAGGAAAAACCCAAGGTGGAGGCATAATGACGATCGAGCATAGCGCGCGTTTGCCATGAGGTCAATCGGGCGTATTGCGAGTCGATGGGCGATACGTCGCAGGTGCCGTGGGAGGACGCCCGGAGTGGCAGAAGCAGTCGGAAAGGATGGGCGTGGATCTGCATCTGTCGGTGAACGCTGGGCCGGAAAAGAGTCATGAGTCCTGGATGAAGGTGAAGGAGATCGACGGATGGAAATGGGGACCCGTAAAGGACCCGGAAAAGAAGGAGCACCCCTGCATGGTGCCGTTCTCGGAGCTGCCGAAGGAGTAGCAGGCGAAGGACTTTATCTTCAGAGCGGTGGTGCTGGCGCTGGGATGACGGAAAAGACAGTTGACGAAATAGAGCAGGAGATCCTGACGGACTTCCCGACGTATGCCGAATGTGTCCTGAAAATTCAGACACTTGGAGGAAAGCTTGCCCCATTTAAGATCAATCCTGTCCAGAAAGTGCTACTCGACATTATGGCGGATATCGAGTCGAGCGGCCGGCTGGTTCGAATCCTGGTGCTTAAAGCTCGACGAGAAGGTATATCCACCCTTATCACCGGGCGAAATTACTGGCGAACGTCAACCAACTTTAACCGTCACGCAATGGTTATCACACATGAACCAGAGGCTACAGACTTCCTCTTTGCAATGGTTAAGCGGTACCACATCCACTGCCACAAAGACTTCAAACCCCTCGACAAGTACAACAACAAGAAAATGCTCGAGTTCAACGATGTCGCCGGTACTGGAGGACTTGACTCTGCTATTCGAGTCGGAACCGCTGGCAAAGAGGACTTCGGGTCAGGACAGCTTATCCATTACCTACACCTGTCAGAGGTTGCCAAGTGGCCAGCTAATACTGCTTCCGATCTCCTCACCTCTATCCTCCAGACAGTACCAGATCTACCAGATACTGAAGTCATCTTCGAGAGCACAGGTAGAGGCATTGGTGGAGAATTTTACCTCAGGTACTGGGCAGCACGGTACCAGTACGACGTCTACCTTGACGGTGGGGTCGTTAAGTTCAGGTGTAAAATTAACGAAGACGCGTCGCCGGAAAACAAGTTCGCCTCGGTCTTCATCCCCTGGTACGTCTTCCCGGACTACCAAAGCAACGTCCCGCACGACTTCAAAAAAACCAAAGAAGAAGAAGAGCTAGTAAGACTCTACGGTTTCACTGACCGGCAACTATGTTGGAGACGGGACGCGATCGAGAACAAGTGCGACGGTAAGCTCGACAAGTTCAAGCAGGAATACCCCTCGAATGCCCGGGAAGCCTTTATCGCTTCCGGCATGAATGTCTTTGATGCAAATCAGGTAGAAGCCCTTCGGAAAGCGTCAAAGCCTCCGAAAAAGAGATTTGAGATATCCACATCGAACGGCGCCCTGACCGATAAGGCAGATGGTCGGTTCAAGATGTGGGAGGATCCGAAGCCCGGGATGGGGTATGTCATCGGAGCGGATGTCGCCGAAGGTCTACAGGAAGGCGACTTTTCGTGTGCCGTTGTCCTGGAGCATCAGACCGGAAAGCAGGTCGCTGAGTGGCATGGGCACATAGCCCCAGATCTGTTCGCCGATATCCTCATGATTATCGCGAAGAAGTACAACATGGCATGGCTAGTCCCTGAGCGGAACAACCACGGAATTCTGGTGGTTACGAAGCTTATTGACGCAAGATACCCCAGGGTGTTCGCCGAAAAACAGATCGAGCCCCCGAACATAGTGAGGAGGCGCTTTGGCTGGCTGACCACGAAAAAGACTAAACCGGCGGCTATAGACTCCCTTGTCGAGGATATGAGGGAGGGGTCCCATGGGATCGTGTCCGCCGATCTCTTTAACGAGATGTTATCCTTCGTGCAGCATGATGACGGCACCCTGGGGGCCGAAGAAGGCATGCATGACGACTGCGTCATGTCGATCGCGATGGCGAAATACGCCATAAAGCACAACAAGCTTCCAAGGCCGAGGTCGTTCAAAGCCAGGTCAGAGGCGGAGAACGCCGTCAACGGGAAACCCATAGCTTCAAAAAGGAGGCCGAGTGCGTCAGCCTGGACTTGAGTTCTACCTGGAGGCCCGGGAGTTATATGCGAACGATGCGTATGACCCGTACAAGGAACTTTCTTTTAAAATCATAGAGAATGCGCTTGACGACATCAAGAAATACAGATACAGTAAAACCGCAACGGGCAGGAGACTGTACTCGGCTGCCATGGAGTTTTTGTGCGGAGGTCCAATGCTGACTTTCTGGTGTTCCGTGATGACATTCGATCCTACTGTAGTAGCAAAAGGAGTACGCGATGGGAATGTTCACTCCCAACTCTGAGCTTGTCAAGCAAGAGGTGGATGCCGCGGTCGCCGCGGAAAAGACAGCAACGGATGCAGCAGCAGCAGCGGATGCCCAGGCGAGAGTCATTGCCGGGCTATCGTCGTTTCTGGATACACAGTGGGCCAAGGCAAAACGCGAAAAAATCACGATCGAGCAGAGGATGCTCGAATCAAAGCGGGCCCGTAATGGACAATACGAGGCTTCGAAGCTCGCCGCAATCAGAGCTCTTCATGGACAAGACTACGTTCCCGTCTTTGCCATGCTCACCGAGACCAAGTGCAGAGCAGCTGAGTCATGGATAAAAGAGATCATATTCCCCGCCGGCAAGATACCGTGGGACCTCGAGCCTACCCCGATACCTGATTTAAATCCTGAATTAAAACAAATAATTGCGAGCAACGTCATGCAGGAGGTGTCGAACATCTTCATGACGTCGATGATGACATCACCGGATCCGCTCGGGACACAGTCGATGGTGATGGCGAAGTCGGCCGAGATCACCCCGCTTGTCGAAGACGCCATCAACGACGAGATCATGAATCGCGCCAAACAAGCCGCTCAGCGCATGAAGCTTAAGATTGCCGACCAGTTCGCCGAAGGTGGGTGGGAGGAAGCGGTCCAGGAAGCGGTTCACGACCTGTGCACTTACCAGGCGGCCTTTGTAAAGGGACCGTATGTTGTAAAGGAGTCCACGAGAAAGCGCGCGGCAAACGCGACAACTGGAATGTGGGAAAATAAGATCGAGGACGCATTCATCACGAAGTTCGAGAGGCGCTCCCCGTTTAATATCTACCCAGGCCCGGGCGGATGCACCATCGACGACACCTACCTGTTTGACAAGATATCGCTCACTCCGAAAAAATTACAGTCCTTGCTGGGAGTCAGAGGCTACAACGACGCCGAGATCACCGCGGTGCTCGAAGAGGGCCGGTCCGGCAAGCTTAAAGAATGGACGGCGATAGACACCGAGAAGGCTTATGCGGAGAATCGCGAGTCGGCCGCGGTGTACGATACCGACACCATAGATTGCCTTGAGTACTGGGGATCAGCCTCCGGCAAAGACCTGCTGGAGTGGGGCATGACCACAGCGGAGGTGCCGAACTCGGCGCTGTATTACGACATCTGCGCGTGGAAGATCGGCGGGCATGTCATTAAAGCGATGATGAACCCCGACCCATTGGGCGGGAAGCCGTATTCGAAGATATGCTTCATCGAAGATCCCGACAACTTCTGGAACAAATCACTTCCCGAAATCATCAAACATATCCAGGACATGTGTAACGCGGTCTGCCGCGCTATGGTGAATAATGTTGGTATCGCCTCCGGACCGCAGGTGGAGGTGAACGCTGACCGGTTCCCGGACGGTACGGACTTCTCGATATGGCCATGGAAGGTCTGGGAATCCACGAATGCTCAGATGCAGGAAGGCAAAGCTGTTGACTTCTACGCCCCTCAGCTCATCACAACCCAGCTCATCGAGCTCTATAACTTCTTCTTGACCATGGCGGACGACGAATCCGGAGTGCCCAGATTTGCAAGCGGATCTCCCGTTTCTGGCGGGGCCATGGATACAGCCTCCGGCTTTTCGATGTTGATATCACAGGCGGCGCGCGGGATCAAGTCGGTTATCGCGAACATCGACCAGAAGCTCATCGAACCCACCGTAAGGCGCCAATATTACTACAATCTTGATTTCGAAGACATTTCCGAGAACATGGTCGGTGACGTGAAGATCATCGCGAAGGGAACAGCGTCGCTTGTCTCTAAAGAGCAGCAGGCAGTCAGAAAGCGCGAGCTCTTGGGCGAAACGAACAACCCGATTGACATGCAGATCATCGGGACGAAGGGCCGGCACGAGATGCTCAAGGACATGCTCATCGCCCTCGACATGGACGCTGAGAAGATTTTGCCTGGAGAGCAGGAGCTTGACAGGCTGGCCGCAATGATACAGGCCGGAATACCGCAGGGACAGCCCGGATTGCCCGCCCCAGGTCAGCCTCCCATGGCAGGCCCTGGAAAAGCACCGTCTCCGGCGTCAGAAACGACAGCAATAGACGGAGGGCAGCCATCAGGTGGTGACGCCGCCGTATCCCGTGACCAGGAGAAGCCATGATACGACCGAGCGACAAAGCACTCAGGGCAATGATAGCGCTGGAAGACGACAATGCTTTCAAAGATTTGGTAGACTGGCTGTCAGAGCAGTCGGTGCTATCGGCCCTGGACTCCATCATGGTCAAGGACGAGATCCCGATGAGGTGGACGCAGGGGGAAGCGCAGGCCTTCATTGAGCTCAAGAAGGTCATCAAAGATGCCAGAAAGCTTATTACACTGCGGGAGACGGCGCGGGAGAGGCCCAATGGAAAAACTTAACCTCATAGATCTTGCGCTGATATACGTTGCTGGGATCGTTACCACGTTCGCAGTCGTTGCGTTTCTCAAGAAAACGATAAGCACAAAATACATCACATCGCAAGATTTGAACGCAAAGTGTTCCGGGTGCAACAGGGACATGAAGGTTCTGAAGGACGAGATAGTGCAAGCCACGACAGAGGAGAGACGCGCCGAAATGAAGCGCTTCAAGGACGATGTCCATGACAAGCTTTCGAAGATAATGGGCGTATTGCTCATCATCGCACTCAAGAAAGAGGGAGAGGCTTTATCGCAGGATGACAGGGACAAGGTCATCGCGCTCATCACCGGACAGGCCCATCAGCAATAATGACAGAATACAACAAAGAAAATAGTGGGTTCTATACATCGTTTAACAAGGTATGGGATCCCGGCATTCTCGACTGGGTAGCCATGGAGCAGCCCAGCGTCACCACTGGGGATCTGTTCGTAGCCCTTGATGACGTAGAAGATCTTCTGGGGGATATCAAGGCAAACCAGACGAATGGCACGCAGAACGTGCAGATAGGTCCTGGCGATCCGATAAGCAACATTCCTGTTTTCATGCCATACGACCATCACCAGATACACGAAGGTGAAACGTGGCATTGGGATGTAAAGATTGACAATCTTGCGGCAGCGGCAACTTATGATATTGTCTTCACCGTACCTGTCATAACTCCTGGTGCTGGTGAAAGCATAATAGTAAGATGCCCACATTTTAGATATAGTGCTGAGGCTAATGACTTATGTAGTTTTCTATTCTACGAGGGTCCAACGGTTACTGGGGCAACGGGTACGGCAAAAACTCCTATTAATCTTGAAAGAAACGGGAGTTATACCCCGAAACTTGCAATTCTTGACCAACCCACAGTAACGGTAGTCGGTACTTTAATAGATGCTGAGTACACCATAACACCGGCCGTAGGTGTTTCGTCAGGTGGTGGAACCGTGGATGCAGTAAATGAGTTTGTGTTAAAAAGTAATACAAAGTATTTATTCAGAGTAACATCGGGGTCTAACGGTTGTGACATTCACGTTGACTTCCATTGGTACGAGGATTTGGGAGTGTAATGGCAAGTTACGTTACAGTGTCAAGGAAGTGGAATAGGCCCAGGATATATCATCAGATAACATTTGATGAGCTTGAGTACAGCATGTCACTCGAGGACTTCTTTGAGGCGCTGATGATCGAATTGGGCAATCCGGCCACGATAGTGACGAGAAAGCGACTTGAGGAGCGCATGAAGAAGGCCTTTGTGGATATAGCTGATGGAATAAAGGCCGAGTCTAACAAGACGGCTGGAAAGAAACCATAGGAGGACGTATGGCTATCGTAAGAAAAGGTGAACTAATGTTGATGTTGGGTGACGATCTGGACACGTTCACCCAGTTCTTGTTCAGTCCGGAAGGGGCGATGTTTAAATGGCAGTTCGAGCAGGCGGATGGATTTGATCTCGACAGTCCGTTGCTGCTCAAGAAGATCCAGTCGCTCGTAGAGGCGAAGATTGTCTCTCAGGCGACGGTCGATACTATCATTTCTGGCAACGTTCAGGTGAACCGAGAGTCTGCGCTGCTCAAGAAGTTCGACATGAGCTCGATCGCGGGAGACTGGCCTGTGTGGGTCGCGGAGAATATCGAGCCCAAAGGGACGCCATTCTCCATCGCCGGAGTGGAGAACACGGTCATTACCACGGGGAATCTTCCCTTGAAGGAGATCAAATAACATGGCACAGTCACTCACAAAGACAATACAGTCCGAACTACAGGGCATCACCTCTGTTGCGGCGAATGCCGCTCCCAGCATATCCGCGGTGAAAGACGTTTCTACGCTGATCTCGGGCCTTATCTGCATAGATTTCGGTCTTGATTCCGCAACCACCCCGGTGGGGACGGAATTCAAGGTCGATTGTTCTATGGAGGCATCCGGGAATGACGCCTGGAGAACATTGCCGGGCGGCAGGTTCATCACCGGCACGGTGGCGCCATCAGCGATCACGTCGGATGGAACGGACGCTTCTGGGGCGACAACCATTCCCATCGGAGCGACCACCCCTGCCCTCGGAGATTTGGTTTTCAGGAAGCACGGGACTATCGCCTTGTCCGAGTGGTGCCGCGTCGTTGCTATTTCTGCCGGCGTGTCATACGCAATCCAGGACGCCCTGACGAACGACCAGGCGACTACGGTTCACTATAACAAAGCGGAGTACTTCATGGCCCTGTTCAACTTCGAAGGGGTAAAGCGTATCCGCGTGGTCTGCAACAACAACTATGCGGCATCCTCGGCTTCGTGTGTATGGCGCTGTGCCTTAATCACGACCGATAACGTTACGGTGGTCTAATTGTCCAGGATCTCTTCAAGGGGGGCGGTACGTCGCCACCGTTCCCCCGCCGAGTATTTCGCAGGCCCATACCTGAAACACGCATGGGACTTGCGGGATAATTTGCTTGACTCAGTAGGTGGCAATCACCTGATAGCGGCGGATGTGCTGAATGGTCATGGAGATTTTGCTATAGATGCAGATCCATTTTTTGCACTCAATGCAGGTTGGACGATAAGCGGAGGAGTGGCTAATTATAATACGGGAGGCTCATCAACAAACTTAGCAAAGGCATCAATTTTAGTAGGTGGCAAAACTTATATAATAACTTATACAGTAGTTTCAATTTCAGCCGGTGCTTTTAGAGCGCAAGCAGGTGGGACGCAAGGAACTTCGAGAACTACGACTGGTACATATACTGAGACATTAGTATGCACAATTACTACGACTCTTGCTATAAATGGAAGTGTTACTTGCATAGGCTCTATTGATAATCTAACTTGCCGTGAAGTCTACGATGGCAACATAGGCTCAGACGGTGCTACATTCAACGGAGTATCAAATTGCTTGCAGACTACTCGCTCGATAGACTTAACGGCTTACAATAAAGTCTGCTTGCTGATGGACTTGAAGGTGCTGACGTATGGATTAATAGTAAACCAGGTAATAATAGAAACATCTGTAAGTCCAGCCACGAATGCAGGGTCTATAAATATATCAATACAGGCTACGGTTGCGAATGACCCATTACAGATATTTGCACTAGGTAACGTAGGAACTACAAATGCCTATTTTAATTTGCAAACAAACAGTTTGCCTGATAAAAATTTCCATACAATAGCAAGTACTTTTGATTTTTCACTTTCGACAAGTGAAGTAAATGAATATATAGATGGTCAATTCAAAGTACCATCGTTAAGGTCTGTCAATGCAAATAACACCGGAAATTTCGGAAACTTCCATTTATACACTGGCGCAAGAGCCGGGACACTTTTGTTTTCCAACATAGCCGTTAAGAACATGGCATTGATAGCAGGACGTATCCCATCGAGTGAAGAGATAGCGGCTTATCAGGCGTGGAAGAGTGCTGTTGCCTCACTCGCCAGAATCGTCGTCCTTGACACCTACAGTGGGAAAGCCGGGGATGCTCCGGTGAGGGGTGCGATGCCATACGTCGGAAGTACGAACAAACTGTCAAATGATCCAAAGAAAAACATTGGATAGGAGATCCCATGAGACAATATAAGCCAGGCCAGGCATTCTACACCGAGTTCACGGTCCACAATGAGGCGAATAACCTCGTCAATGCGGACGCCTTGCCGAGTGTGTCGGCGTACAAGAACGGAGTGGTTGACGCAGGGTTCGTCCTGACTGCCGCAAACATCTCAACCGGCTTCTACAAGATCACCGGCACTATCCCAATCGGGTATGCCGACGATGACCGAGTGGGGATTTACGTCTCATGCGCTGTCTCCGGTGCTACGAAGGGTGGGATCGTTGACCAGATCACCATTGTAAGCAGCGACATGAGCGACCTGGCGTCCGGGATATCGGTTGTTGGTGCATATGTAGACACGGAAATAACGACTATCATCAACGCGCTCACGGCTCTCCAGGCAGACCTCGGGGATCCATCGGCTGATGCGACTACCATCTATGCAAAGATACAGGAAGCTATTGCTTTAATAGAAACAACCGGTCACACGGGCTTGAGGGAGCTGACCATACAGCTTTACGAGACCGCCACTACTACTCCGATTGCCGATGCAACAATAACGGTGATGAATGCTACTGACGATCTTGCCTTGGCTATTCTCGTGACAAACACGCTCGGCCAGGCGGTATTTGCCGTTGATGACGGGACGTACAAGCTGAGAATCAGAAAGGCTGGGGTTACGTTCACCGTTCCGGAGACCATGGTGGTCACGGCCGATGCGACAGACCCGAACTACGGCACCCCGATAAGCACAAATCCTCCCAGCTTGGGAACGTGCCGGGTGTATGACTACCTGTTCCAGCAAGACGGCGTAACCCCCGTTCCCGCCAACAAGGTGCACTCATGGGCAATGATCCTGGAGCAGCCCACCGGGGCGGATGCCACGTCATTTGCCGGCAAGGTGGCCGGTACCTACTCGGTTGCCACAGGGCTGATTTACTGGGATATCGTCTATGGCGCCTACGTCCAGTTCTCGATAGAGGCCTTCACCAGCATCAACGAGCGGCATACTATACCGGCATTGGCGTCTGTGCGCATATCGGAAATAGTCGAACCTGCGTAAAAGTAAAGAACCCGCTTGACAAGGCCGGGTTGATTGTGTACATTCACTTTAAGATTGGACGTATATCCTACTGAATAGAGGGCACTCCCTCCTCAGGGGATCAAGATACTCGGAACACCGCAAGGGCTCCGAAATGGGCGAAGACCTAAAGGCTCGCCGGGGGTAGTATGGCAATTCCTGAAGCAGTGCAGAGGCAGTCAGACGCAGCGGATGCAATGATTAAGCAGGCGGCAGGGAATATCTCGCAAGAGCCTCCGACGCCACCCGCGGTGGTAGAGAACCAGGAACCGGCACCTCCGGCTCCGCCAGTTTCAACTGAACCGGTTGAACCAGCACCACAACCGGTAGTAGCCCCTGAAAAGGACTACAAGCAGTTGTATGACAATCTGGTGTCGCAGCTTGGAGAGCAGCCCTACAAGGTTTTGCAGGGCAAGTATAATGCCGAAGTCCCGAGAATGGCAGCCGAGATCAGAGGATTGAGGGAGCAAATTGCGAATATGCAAGCGGCTCCTGCCCAACCTTCAGCTCCGGCAACCGGTGAAGCAGTCGCCAAGATGAGAGAGGATTACGGAGAAGATTTCGTAAACTCGCTCGTGAGCATAGTCAGAGGGGAGCTCAAGACCGAAATGGCCCCCATGACTGAGAGCGTCAAACGGACGGAAAAGGACATGTACCTTGACCGCCTGACGGCGCTGGTACCGAATTGGCAGGTTCTTATGAACGATGCCCAGTTCGGCGCCTTCCTGGATGAGGTAGACCCATTGTCGGGCCGCTCGCTCAGGGATATGGCCATAGAGGCCGATGCTTCCGGTGACGCAAATCGTGTAGCCAAGTTCTACCAAAAGTTCATTGACCGCAATCAGACTGGTCAGCCAGCTCAGCCATCCCCCGCACCCACTCAGGATAGAAGGGAAGCACTCGTTGCACCGGCAGCCCAGAAGGGCCAGCCAGCGGCTCCCGCGAATGCGGGACCTAAAATCTATCAAGCAAGTGAGATCAAGCGGTTTCACGACGAAGTGTCGCGCGGGGTGTATGCAAACAAGCCGGAAGAGCTCAAAAGGCTCACGGCTGAAATGAACCTCGCCATATCACAGGGACGTGTAAGCCGCTGATTAAGCGGAGGAAGCAATGGCCGTATATCCTATCGCGCCCGGTCATATAGACATGGGCAGCAACAGCACGATGCAATTTATTCCCGAAATATGGTCGGGAAAAATGCTCGTCAAGTTCTACCTCGCGACGGTGTTCAGCGAGATCAGCAATATCGATTATGAAGGTTATCAAGCACTTAGCTAGCCTTCAATAAACCGGGTGAATTGCTGGGAAGCCCAAACCGCAATGCGGTGGGTAATCAGCAGCCAAGCCGATGGAAGGCCAATAGTACATCGGAAGGTTCAACGACTAAGGGGTGAGCAGGCCAAGCAATACTCCCCACACGAGCGCCCGGCCCAATTGTTAGAGATTGACAACTTAGGCGACATGCAGTAATATGGTGGACAGGAGGAGTTCACCATGGTCGCTAAAAGGATGTTCGCCACAGAAGATGAGCTTAGATCGTCATACCAGGAGTTAGGATCTATGCTTAAGATGGCCGAGAGGTATGGAGTTTCAAAAAAACTCATTCTCGTATATCTTAACAAGTACGGCATAGATCGAAACAAGCCAGTAGGACCAAGCATGTCGGCTGAAATATCCCGGCTTCATGCCGAGAAAAAGACAGCCAAAGAAGTATCTAAGGAACTTGGACTATCAGTGACATACATCAGGAAGCTGGCTCTGGCTCTTGGATTAAAATTTGACGACACATATCACACCGGGAAGATAAGGCAAAACGGTTACATCCTTAAGCCTAGACCGGAGCACGAGGCAGCAGATGCCAAGGGATATGTTAGAGAGCATCGGTTGGTGATGGAAACCATCATCGGAAGGGCACTACTCAAAGATGAGGTTGTCCATCATAAAAATGGCGAAAAAAGCGATAATCGACCAGAAAACCTAGAGCTTATGAAGAAGGGCGACCATGTGTCGCATCATCATAAGGGAAGGAAAAGGCGAGTCGCGCAATCTCTTGCAATAGGTGATGATATAGTCTGAGCTCCGGCGTAATCCGGAGAGTCCCAGGATAAAGAGCTTGGGAGATAACAAACTGGAAATCAAGGCGAAGGGAGATAAAGTCATCATCCGCACCATCCCTGACGTGACCATCCGGTCCTACGTCAAGGGCATGGACCTCAATTACACCGCGCAGGAATCGACCTCCATCAATATGGTCATCGACAAGGGCAAGTACTTTGCCTTCCCGGTGAACCGCGTTGACCAGGCTCAGGCGGACATCAATTTCTTGGAAAAGTGGTCCTCGGACGCCTCCGAGCAGATGAAGATCGCCATCGACAGCGACGTGCTTAACGCCGTCTATGCCGATGCGCACGCCGATAATATCGGCACCACGGCCGGCAAAGTATCCGGAGGCTTCAATCTCGGAACGACCGGCAGCCCGGTGACCCTCACCAAGGCGAACATCCTCGACTATATCGTGGATTGCAATACGGTTCTCGACGAGCAGAACGTTCCCGAGACCGATCGCTACCTGGTGCTGCCCAACTGGGCATGCAACCTCATCAAGAAGTCGGACCTCAAGGACGCCAGCCTCACCGGCGACAGCGTCTCGGTTCTCCGCAACGGCCGCATCGGCCGGATCGACAACTTCACCCTGTACAAGAGCAACAACCTGTCCATGGTGACGGACGGCGTGATGACCTGCAACAACATCATGTTCGGCCACAAGTCGGCGATCACCTTCGCGACCCAGGTCACCGATATGGAGACCCTGGTGAACCCCAAGGACTTCGGCAAGCTTGTCCGTGGCCTCCAGGTCTACGGCTACAAGGTCATCAAACCCGAATCCCTCGGTGTCCTCTACGCGCGGAAGGGCTACTAAGCGGTTATTCCAGCCCGGGGGAATGGCCCGGCATAACTTAACGAGGAGGACATAGAGATGTCAACTTTTTACGCACAGACCGGCCTCTCGCTTACCGCCGTATCCACGGGTAAGCCGACCGCCGCAGCCCCGAACAGCTTCGTCAACGGCAATGCCGTTGTGTTCAAGAAGAGAATCGACCTGAATGACCAGACCTACGTGCAGAACGACGTGGTCCGGTGCATCGATGTTCCGGCAGGCTTCTACTGCCTGGGCGTGGGTGTGAACGTCGTAACCCTCTGCGCCACCATGACCGACATCGATGTGGGTGACGGCGATACGGTGGACGGCTACCAGGACGCCATTACCTTCGCCACGGCGGGGCTCAAGGTGTCCGGAAACGGCCTCGGCGCTGGCGCCTATGTTGAAGGTGGCGGCAAGATGTACATCGCGGCCGACACGATCGACATCAAGATCAACGATGCTACCCCGACCACGGCCGGCATCGCGGTGTTCGACCTGTGGGCCTTCGGGTTCATGGCCGAGTAGCGACCAAGAACGACTGCCGGAGGATGGAGGATGACACTCCGGCAGACCTTTTCCCCAGGAGGGAACAATGAGACACGAGAATTTGTCAGTAGGCAATCTCCAGGTTGACAGCATCACCGGAGACATCGGCACCATCACCGGCGGGACCAAGTTCTATCTGGATACCGTCAACGGATCGGACGGGAACTCCGGACTTTCCCCGAAACAGGCGTTCAAAACCTTGGCGACCGCGTATGCGGCGCTGACGGCGAACAAGAACGACATCCTGTACATGCTTCCGGGCGCTTCCGCGGCGACCATCACCACGGCAATCACCTGGGACAAGAGCTACACCCATTTCATCGGCCTGGCCGCCCCGACGCAGATCGGTGTGCGCTGCCGCGTGAACACCACGACCGCCATGACGCCCATGATTACCTGGTCGGCAAACGGTTGCGTTGTCCAGGGGATCCAGTTCTCGAACAACCACACCCATGCTACGGCAGGCGCGGTCTGCTTCAAGCTGACCGGCGCGCGGAACAACTTCTCGTTCTGCCATTTCCAGGGACTCGGAGCTCTCGGGGTTGTGGACAACTCGCACCGTGCCTTCGTGATCGATTCGTCTGATGCGGAAAATCGCTTCCAGAACTGCACGTTTGGCGCGACGACGGTCGATGGCGTGACGGCATCGAACTACGTCATGGAGTTCCAGGGGACGTCGAACACGGCTCGCAACCAGTTCATCGAGTGCATCTGGCTTGGCAACGGCTCGGCAAACTCGGCCTTCATCAAGGCTGACGGCGCGAGTTGCTTGTCAACGTTCCAGTTGTTCAAGGAGTGCCTGTTCTACAACAACATCGACGGCGACGGCGACGCGATGACGCAGGGCTTCGTTCTCACCAACAACCCTGGCGGTCAGCTCATCTTCATGGATTGCCTCGTGTACGGAGCGGCAACCCTCGAATCGACCAACAGCGGGCTGATCTTCGTCCGCAATGCTCCGGCTGCGGCCACCGGCGACATCGCCATCGCGGCAACGTTCTAAGTCTTCTCACCCCCAGGTGCTCCCGGGAGTACGAGTACCCACGGGAAAGGAAAATCCGGGACACCTGGGATAAATTTAAGGAGGTGGTAGCATGCAGGACGTGAAGTTCCAGTTCTCATGGGCAAGCGGCGCAAGTGCTGCTAAGACTCAGCCAATCAGCCATAACGGCTTCCTCAAGCAGTTCTACACCATCATCAACGACAATACGGGGAACCGCACGCTGACGGTAGAGATCCTTGACCAGGACAGCGTCTCGGTCTACTCTCTGGCCGGAATTGCCGAGAATGCCACGACCACAACCCAGTTGACCACCACGACAATGGCACCGGTTGGGGAGAAATACTTCGTCAAGGTCACCCCGTCAGGGGATCCCGGTGCATCCGGAATGACCGTGACTCTCAAGATGTTCCTTGCAACAAATCTGTTTTAACGGGCTGGCATAGACCAAGACCCAAGGAGGCAGTATGCTATTCGAGAAAGAGAAGCACCCGGAAGACCTCGCGGCTCCGGCGGCAGTCGCGGATTACGTCAAAGGTGTAGAGCCAGAGGCGCCCGCAGTAGTAGAGCAAGACGCACCAGAAGACACCCCGAGTGAGCAGGTTGCAACGCAGCAGTTGTCGGACGAGTCAAAGGGACATCCTCCGTATCTGAGGAAGAAGGGCACGACCCAGATCTTTGCCTACAACCCGCACTTAGCAGAGCGGGATGACATGTCGGCCTGGCCGTGGCCTACGATACAGAAGCCGGCAATGAAGCCGGTTGCGGAGATAGAGAAGGGCGAACGCATCGCAGACATCATGCGGGCCATATCGGAGCTCAAGCCTCACGAGTTCTCCGGTCAGGGAGTCCCCAAGATGGCAGCGATCAGGGACAAGATCGGCTACGTCGTCTCCGGACAGGAGCGCGATGAGGCCTATAACTTGTACCGGAAAGGCGCACGGTGACACTCGCAGACCTTGTCGATGAAGTAAGGCGTAGGCTCGATGACAACGATCCCCAGGCATACTCCTGGAGCCCGGAAGATCTTATCGACTACACCAATGAAATCATTGATATTTTCTGTGAAAACGCATACATCATCGAGGATTCCTCGACGGCAGCGGTATGCCAGATCACTGTAAACGGAACGGGGATAGGTTCTCCGGTCCACACATACGCGGTTCACGATAGCATCGTCAGAATCAGAAGGGCAAAGTTGGCACTGGAAAGCCGGCCCATCAACCAGATCTTGAGCGTTGAAGACATGGACGCCAAGATCCCCGGGTGGGAGACCGAAGACCAGGCCACTCCGTATGTCATCATCGACGACGGTGTAGGGACGGACAACATCCGTCTTTGGCCAACCCCTGAAGTTGACGATACGCTCAATCTGATCGTGTATCGACGCCTACTCACCCCGCTCGCAGTTTCCGATATGTCCGAAGAGATCCCGATTGCCACGCGACTGCACCGCTTGCTCATTGATGGTATATGCTGGAAGGCCTACGAGAAGAACGACGAAGAGACCGAATCCCAGCAGAAGGCAGAAAAGTACAGAACTCTGCACGTACAGAACATCGATGAGGCACGAAGGAGACGCGGTCGCAGGGAGTATAAGCACAAGACAATCGTGCCCCTAGCCGCTATGCGATGAGCAAGAGCCAAGGGTTCGGACATTTCGCTGAGTTCACCGGCATAAACAATTATGCCGATCCTACCCGTCTTTCCCAAAATGAGCTCATCTCAGCAGAGAACGTGAACATCGATGACATTGGTGTAGCCTATCGCCGGGACGGATATGCAAGTCTCAGCGGGACGGCCACCAGAAGCCTCTGGTCCCAGGGCAATCTGTGCTTCTGCGTTCAGGGCAGGACGATCTATTCCGTCAGCAACACCTTTTCCCTCACAGCGGTCGTGACCGGACTGAGCACCGTAGAGCCCGTCGTGTTCGAGCGCATCAACAATGACGTGGTCTACACGAACGGTATCGTCATCGGGTACATCACCGGACTCGCCGGAAACTCCTTCCCCGCACCATCGGATCCGCTTAAATCCATCATGCCCCCCGGCCAACTCCTCGAGTATTTCAACGGGAGGCTTTATGTGGCGCGCGGAGGGTTCGTATTCTACTCTGACCCAATGTATATCGGGGCCACCCAGAGACGCAAGAACTTCATCCAGTTCCCCGGGTACATTACCATGCTCCGCTGCGTCGCCGACGGACTGTACGTAAGTGCTGGAGATAGTACGTATTTCCTGTCAGGCCTCTCTCCGGAGAAGTTCACCCTGGTGGATATAGACACGGCCCCGGCTTACATGGGGACAGATGTAGACATGAGCAGCGATTTGATCGGAGACGGAACCGCGATCCCCGGGAATGCCGTCATGTGGACTTCGAAGAACGGGGTCTGCGCAGGCGGTGACGGTGGACGGTTCGTCAATCTTACCCTCAAGAAGTACGTTGTATCGACAGCAGCCCAAGGGGCCGGGGTGTTCCGAGTGACCCCCGATAACATAAACCAGTACATCTCAGTCTTGCAGTCATAAGGAGGAAGCAAATGGCACTCTATGTCTCTACTGGCGCACGCCAGTCACTTCTCAAGGGCGACAGCCTTCGGGATATGTTCAATCGCAACACCGCCTTGATTAAGGTCTACTCAGGCGCAGCGCCTGCAACGGCCGATGCCGCGGCAACCGGGACGCTTCTGGTGACCATCTCCGCAGCTTCCGCCACTGCCGGGACAAAGCAGAAAGTGAGGTTTACTCCGACGGCCGGCGACGCTACCACGAATACATGGACGATCACCTTGAACGGTGTAGCCCATTCGTTCGTGGACTCTGGCTCACTCTCGCCGACCCAGATCTGCACGGGACTCTATAACCTCATCGGAGCTGGCAATGGATCGGCCATCACAACCCCTGCCGGCACGATCAACATCCCGCAGCTGAATGCCAGGTTCGCCCTGACAGACAACACCGGGACGCTCGACATCGAAGCGGCAACCCTGGGTATGTCATTTGAATACACGGCGACCGTCTCGGGCGGTGGAACGGGTTCCTGGACGACCGCGGTGCAGGCGGCCCATGCTGGCCTGGACTTCGAACTCGCATCAGACGTCGCATCTGGCATCATCGAGAAGCTCTCGAGCCAGACCTGGTCAGGTGTCGCGGGCGCCACGGGTACGGCCGGTTACTTCCGGCTGGTGCAGTACGCTGACACCGCAGCGCTCAGCACCTCGCAGATCCGGCTCCAGGGCACGGTGAACACCTCGAATGCCGACCTGAACATGAGCAAGGTCAATGTCGTAACCGGTGAGACGCACACTATCACCACGTTCTCGATCACCGCACCGGCCACCTAATGGCCAGCGTCAAGCTGACGGGAAATATATCGCTTGCCTCAAGATGGCTTCCGTGGGCACATGATAAGCTCCGGAACTTGAGGCAGGCGACCAAACTTCGGAATGTCTACACGAACTCCGAGTACTTTCAGCCGGCGCGCGGAGTAACCGTAATGCTGAGCATCGTCTCTGGAATGGAGTCGATCCTCATAAATGCAATGGCCGGAGCCGGGGCCTTCGTAGTATGCCACGTCGGAGACTCAACATCTGGCGCGGACTACATCAAGAAGTACTACGACGTGGATACGTGGCAGGAGATTGCAAAGCCGTTTGACTGGCAGCTCATTGATGACGGAAAGTATGGTGTGAATTTCGATCTAATTGGGACAGTAGAGTACCAGTCGGACCCGGATGATTATGTATACTATCTCAACGGAGGAGGCATCGGGGTGGCATCGTCAGTCCTTGGCATAGACGCAAAGAACACCTCTACCGGGACTTCTCGCAGGTTCATCATAAATGAATCTGCCGAGAGGGAAGCCTGGGATGCCATGGTTGATTTTGGTGCAATACAGTATCTTGTTCCGTCGTTCAGGCTTACGGCGCGACAGTATCAGATCTCACCGCTTCAGCCGTTTGTCTGTAGATACACAGCGGACGGGATACTTACCATAAACGACACAGTGAGAACGTCTCTTGCGTCTGTCATAGCTCTTAACAAGAAGGAGTTTTTGAGCTATACCGACAAGCTGATGTTCTCGGCAAAAGCTTTTCTGCACTACCTTAACACCAGCATCCCCAAGAAGTCGGTAGCGCTTACTGGCACTACTGACGACGAAGGGCACGCGGGAGCGGCGCTAGCAGCATCTGTTCAGTATTACTCGGATGGAAGGGTTGCTCAGGACATACTACGGGCGGCTCAGTACACCATTCCGGCCGGGCCAGACACCGACGAACCTATAACGAAAAGCACGGTGAACCCGGTGGCTGGGACGTCGGTAGACTCTACCGTGTACCATAGGGGTGCTGGTGACAACCGAGACAAGTGGTATCAAGACGCATCGGCCAACTCAGACAGAACGGTAGATGGTGATATGCTTGTCACCAACTTTGGGTTCTCTGCGGTAAAGAACGACGTGACGCTTCCGTATGGAGTAAGAGAGGACGGGGCGATAACAGGCGTTCGGGTAGAGAAGACAACGGACGGCTCGTCTGTCAAGACGTCCCTAGTGGTGGCCGGGGATACGGTAGACACAAATGGATACGAGGATACAATCTGGTTTCATCCGGACGATGTCGCTACCATACCGAAGACCGTTGGAGATCTTGGGCGAGCGCCGATAGTGGCGTTCAGGACGCACTTTAACATACTGCATGTTCACCACGGGGCAAAGTTTGATGCCGTAGTGTACATCAAAACAACTTATGTAAGCAGCAGCGAGCGGTTCACCGAGCACTACACGGGCTGGCTTGGAAGCCCGCTGTATGTAGACCCAACGGCCAGGATAAGAGAGACGTTGGTTCTTTCGAGGAACAGGTATAGAGCGTGCGTCAATGGGGTCGTGTATGACCTTGGGCATGCGTTCTACCAGGTGGAGAGAAAGCTTACGGTTGCTCCGGTCACGCCTGTCGGCGGAGACGTTGCGGTTAATACCGTATATCTCGAAGGAGTCTCTGACGCGGGGTACAACGAGCTTGGAATGGCCCTGAGCGACCAGGAGCAGGTTTCAAGGATATTCACATCAGAGAACGACCGGCTGCTGCTCGCCTTTGATGCTTTCCCGATATCATGGCAGCATGAGCTTGTCGTATCGGGCACCACGTTGACGTATAACGTTATCCCTGCATCGGCGCCCACGATCCCTCCAACGGTTGACGGTGGATATACAACGCCAAATCAGAGAAGGGTCATTCTATTCTCTTCAGACGGAGAGATAGCGCAAGACGTTGATTTCCCCGAAAAGAGTGAAGGCGTCATGTGGAACAGGCTCAATGGAATCAGTCTCATGGAAGCGTAAGGAGGTGATGTTCCATGGCGGCAACAGCAACAGTAACGTGCAGAGTTGACCAGAACGGCATCCAGTTCTGAGTGAACTCAGGACTCCCGGTGGCACCGGGAACACAACTTCAAGGTGGAGTAGATCCATATCAGATGGGCGGCTTCCCCACAAACTTCGGCAGTTACACATCCGGCGTCGGATATGGGCCTGGGCAGGGAGACCTTCTGCGCCAATGGGCTGTTCAACATGGATACTATCATCCGGAAACCTATACATGGCTGTACTCAACGGTGTCATTCCCTGCACCGAACGTGCGCTTTTCGTACACACAAAAGGCCGGAGGGATGGTTGAGTTTCAGAATACCAGCAAGAACGGAGTTATCATCGCGTCCGCGTGGAACTTTGGGGATGGATCAACGTCTTCGCTCAAGAACCCCTCTCACGTATACGCTGCTGCGGGGACATACGCAGTCACCCTGAGAACGCAGAACTCAGCGGGCATCTCCTCAAAGCGCACGAATATCGTGGTCACAATAGATGCCCCAACGGCATCGATATCTGCAACAGTTGGTGGATACACTGCGTACGTGACATTCACTGGAAACTTCACTCCTACGGAGATATTGTGGAGCTTCGGCGACGGAAGAACAGCGACCACCACCGCAAACGCCGACATGGAAATAACATACCCAGATGACACCAACGGAACGTTCACCATCACCGCTGTGGCTGATGGGATATCATGCTCGACGTCCATCACGATTGACCCGGGGATTACTATAAGCTGGAAGGCCGTTTCCGGAGCCACCGGGTATAGGCTTTATTATAACTTCGACGACTGGGGAGACGGGACGTTCACGCGATGGGATCCTGATCTCGGGAATGTGACGAGCTACAGCCTGACGACGGGTCCCGGCATGGACGTTGACCGCGATTACGACAACTGGTTCTATGTCGTTGCTCTTGACGGGGTCATGGAGTCTGCTGCGTCTGACATCATCTACATCCCGAAGGTGGTTTAATGGGAATTCAGCTATTACATGAACAGCATATCCTGATACCAGACGACGGCGGCGGGTTCGGTTTTATCCTGCCATATGTCCCCGCTACAAACGACGTCATGATATTCAAGTTCTCCAAGACGGACTCAGAGAATATCCTGATTCACAACTGGAACGAGTTGATGTCAAACCCTCGCGCCACTCTTGACGGCCTCGGGAACGTCATCTACACCTGTTACATGAGATGGACGCGTGATTGCATCACCAAGTACGAAACGCAAGGCAATGCAATAAAGTTCAGCCATAACTACGGTTCAGCGGAAGAGCAAGCCAGCGGCTCGATGTGGTGCTTCCGGGGTGTAAATACTTCCGGAAGTCCGTTCACGCATTCCGAGACAGGCGGGGCGAATGGAGACCATATCACGTTCTCAGACGTGACGTCAGCAGATCTAAGCGACCTCGTCGGATGCTATTTCCTGGCGTATGCCATGATTACCGAGCCCGGGCAGGGTCCGGTCTCCGATGTAGACTTCGCCAATACGGGAGACTTCCCGTTTGTAAATGTCGGTCCTGACCACGAAGCCGCCAGGTTCTCGGCCGGCGCATACGGTTCCTATACCGGAGTGCCGAGAGCAACGTTCAGGGCCGAATTATTCATAACCGGAAGCGGTCAGATGATGGGGACTCTCGATGCGATAGCCCCCGAGACCGCCCCGGTCGGACCTGATGTGCCAACTTCCTTCGCATGGGAATACACGCTTCCGGATCCTACAACGGCGGGATTTACGGTTGACCAAAGCGCTGGGCCAGCCCCCTTGACGGTACAGTTCGCCGACTCCAGTACCGATTCTCCGACGACATGGGCATGGGACTTCGGTGATGGAACGACATCAACGAGCCAGAACCCGACCCATATCTTTACGCTGCCCGGGACGTATGAGGTCACGCTCACCGCGACGAATGCTCAGGGGACGGACACCTACACATATCCGATATATGTGTCCGATCCCGCCGAGGTCACAATCCCCCATGTTGACCCGGTGGCATCGTTCACCACGGACGGGTTGCAGATCCTCCCGGGAGATACGGTCACATTTACGGACACATCTTCGGGGAGTCCGGTGTCATGGCTGTGGACATTCGGCGGAAACGAAGGGACATCGGCAAGCCAGAACCCCACGCATCAATTTGATCTGGAAGGGCAGTATTCGGTAAGCCTCCTGGTCACAAACTCATCCGGAGACACGTCATATACTGTTCAGGTCGTCAATGTCTCGAATGCGGGTCACGCGAACGACACTATCCCGACAGCGACGATTACGGCGAGCCTGTATAAAGTCCGGACCCACACGAATGTGACGTTCACTTCGGTTGTATCGACGCCTGACGTGTTCTACCAGTGGGACTTTGGCGATGGCAGCACGTCGTCAGAAGCTTCTCCGGTGCACGACTTCGCATTGCCGGGCAAATTGACCGTGTCGCTTACGGTGACGAATGTGTATGGCCAGACCACCTGCTCTATCGTAATTGTCGTCATCGGCAGGATAGCTTGGGGCATCTCGAGAGAGAAGACATATCAACTCGACCAGGACAATGACCGGGTGTCGATATACAGCTCGGCGGGGTCATTCATTAAACACTTCGGCCGGCGTGGCAGCACACCGGGAAAATTAATAGCACCGACGACGCTTCACGTCGTTCGGCCAATCATGGGAGGATAATATGGCAGTCACGGGAACACCTTCAAACCACTACAAGTATTCCAGAATGAAAGGCGATATCCGGCTCAAGGCGCAGCTCCACGAAGTCTCGCTCGCCTTTAACGAAACAGACGCCACAGTCACCAGCGCGTCGAGCTTTTCGGACGCCGGATTCGAGATTGGGGACCGCGTTGTTATCAGCGGGACCGCTACTCCCGCCCGGGAAGGCCCGTTCATCATTCAGGACATCACCGGGGCCGGTACCGTACTGTGGCTTGTTCTCGAAAATGGCCTCACGACACCTGCTTTTGGGGCTGACTCTTCTGAGACCGTCACCATTGGGACGTACATGGTCAAGGTGCTGCTCGTCAGAGGGTCTGTTGGTGCTATCCCGTTCACGTTCAATCCTGACGATCATGCGACGTTGCTGAATCTTAAAGCAATTACCGGCGCAATCACGATCGATACCGATATAGCAACTAGCGCTATAACAAGAACGTCCGGCGGGAGTTTCATCACAGACGGATTCGTTGTGGGGAACAAGATAGTCCTGGCAAACGCGGGAGCAGCGAATGGCACGTATACGGCCGCATCTGTCGGTGCGGCAACAATAACCGTGAATGAGGTCATCCCGGCAGACACCGCAGGTTCAAGCGACGAGACCCTCACCGCGGACGATGAGCTTGGCACCGGTTCTGGATACACGCAAGATACCAAGCTCACCGGTCTTGTCACTCTGGACGAAAGCGATGCCAACAATCGGTGCGACGGAACATTTCCGACAGTTGCGTGGACCGCGGCAGGCGGGTCTATCGGCCCGACGCCGGGAGCGATTCTCTACGACGACGCATCTCCCGATGACACGATTATCGGGTACATCGATTTCGATGGCGACCAGACGGCTACGGACACAACGAATTTCAGCATTGCATCCGGGACGATCAGAGGAGCATAAATGGCCGCTGTATCTATCACCGCAGAGCCAATAGTCGTTACAGCGTCTATCCTTGCCGGTTTGCCCGCTGGTATAGTCGCAGCCCCAATAACGGATTACTCCCACATTGGCGCGACTATCACGCCGTATGTCTATGTCGTTGACTCCGGGAATGACCGGGTAAATGCGTATGACTACGACGGCCTGTTCCAGTTCTCATTCGGTTCATTCGGAACGGGAGACGGGGAGTTCGACAATCCGTACGGCATCACATCGGACGGGTCGTATCTCTACGTCACCGACTCCGGAAACAACCGGGTGCAGATCTTCACGATGTTGGGTGTGTACGTTGACCAGTTCGGTTCTTCCGGTACGGCCGACGGGGAGCTGTCGGCGCCAAAGGGCATCTCGATCAGCGACACGCACATCTACGTCGTTGACTCAGGCAACAACCGTTTTCAGTTATTTGACATCACGACGTATGCCTGGGTGTACTCGCGCGGGTCATACGGAACCGGAGTTGATGAGTTCGACGCTCCGACCGATAGCTCTATCGACCCGTCGTATTATTACATTACCGACTCTGGCAACGATCGCACGATAGTCTATTCCATCCCGTTCACCATCCCGGTGGTGGATGACACTGTAAACGTCACGATAACCGCTGACCTTGAGCTTCCCGGGATGACGGTATACGCAGAGTCCCTGAGCAACGTCCTTGTCACCGTCAATGCGACGCTGCCCGGGTTCACGGTAGAGGCCTACACGGCCGGCATCATGGTCTCGGAGATAGGGGCGCTCACGTCATCCGGAACCATGCTCGCCGACCTGACGCTGTCGGCGCTGGCGTCTCTCCCGGGATTGACCATAAGCGGGGAGATAACCGCTGTAGGAATTGCCACATTCAGCGCAGAACTACCCGGACTGCAAATTCTTGCATCCGGCTCGGCGGGGTCTGTAGGCATCGCAACCCTTGAATTGCCGGGCCTGACAGCCCTTATTCGGGGATTTGGCGGTCAATTATCCGAGATGTCCGCAGAATTGCCCGCATTGGAGAGCAGCGGGGCCATCCTTGTTGACGTTACGGCAACCGGTCTCCTTATCCTTCCCGCCTTGGAGATGGTCGCTTATGGGCACTACAGCGCTTCTGCGGGCACATTCGAGATCCTGGCCTTCAATACGGTCAAGAAGGCGGTGACAAATTATGTCACCTATCCGTTCAACAGTATGACCTACTTCAACGGGCAGCTCCTCATGGCGGGCAGTTCCGGGCTGTTCCGGGAGACCGGAGACCTCGATGTCGCGGCGGAGATAGATGCGCACATTCGCACCAACCGGATGGACTTCTTTGCCGGATACGGAGACACCCCGAACATCATGCGCAAGGTCAGGGAAGGCCTCTTGCTCGGCAGAACGGACGGGAATCTGCTCCTCACGATAACAGTTGACGAGGACCGTACTTATTCGCATGACATTAACGAAATAAACGATTATATTCATGACACCCGGGTGAAATTCGCCAGGGGCATGAAGGGTCGCAACTTCGACTTCAAGATTGAGAACGTTGACGGATGTGATTTTGAGATCGTCAACTTCCGGGTGAAGGCGGAAAGCTTCCCGGGCAGGAGGAGATAATGGCTGTATCTGACGCAACAGTTCCGGCGCAAGTAACGGCGGCGACCGCTGCATCGCAAAAC